GTGGGGATGCGGGCAGCGCAGGAAGCAACGGCACTGGCTCTGGCGGTGGCGGAGGCGGGGGCGGCTGGGGTGCTAGTGGCGGAAACGGCAGTGGTGACACTCAAGGTAGCGGCGGTACTGGTGGTGCAGCTATCTCAGGTACAGCCATTGCTACATACACTAACAACGGCACAGTTTATGGATCAACAGCATGAGTTTTACAGAGCTAAGATTTAAACCTGGGATCAATAAAGAAATAACTCCGTATTCTGAAGAAAACGGATGGGTGAATTGTGACAAAGTTAGGTTTCGTTTTGGTTATCCAGAAAAGTTAAATGGTTGGGAAAAGAATAGTACAAATTCTTTTCTTGGAAATTGCCGTGGCCTTCATGAATGGGTTGCTCTCAGTGGTGAAAAGTTTTTAGGTGTTGGTACACAGTTAAAATACTACATAAAGCAAGGTACTGATTACAACGATATCACACCTATAAGGCTTACGACTGGTGCGGGCGATGTTACTTTTGCAGCCACCAATGGGTCTTCTACTATTACGGTCACAGAAGTGAACCACGGTGCCGTTGAGAATGATTTCGTTACGTTTAGTGGGGCAGCTAGTCTAGGCGGCAACATTACCGCAGATATACTAAATCAAGAGTATCAAATTGTAAGCATTACTGACGGTAACACATATACAATCCAAGCCAGAACTGTAAGTACGATATCTAGTATAACAGAAAACGGAGCGCTGAACCCCACGTTAGTCACGGCAGATTCTAGTGATACAGGAAATGGCGGTGCATCTGTAGTTGGCGCATACCAAATAGGCACAGGTCTTAATTCTTCTGTTGCTGGCACTGGTTGGGGCGCAGGTTTGTTTGGCGGTACTAACAACGGCGCACTACAGACAACTCTCAATGAAGGTGGGACACTTAGTGACAGCGATACTACAATTACTGTTACGTCTGCCACGGGGATTGCAGCAAGCGATGTAATCTTAATCGGTGGAACTGAGCTTGTTTTGGTTGGTGGGGTTAGCTCAAATGATCTTACTGGATGTACTCGTGGTCACAATGGCACACCCGCTTCATCTCACGCAGATGGTTCTGTAGTTCGCCTAACAGAGGGCAATGCCGATAGCGCAGACGATTTTAATGGGTGGGGCGAGGGCGTTGCCACAGGCACTCAAACAGCCACAACAGGTCTAAGAATATGGTCACATGACAATTTCGGAGAAGACTTGATCTTCAACGAGCGCAACGGTCAAGTGTTCTACTGGGATAAAACAAATGGCGTGACAACTCGTGGTGTAGAGCTTTCCACACTTTCAGGAACGCCACGGTCTGTTCCGCAAAAGTGCGCTCAAATCTTGCTGTCGGACAGAGACAGGCACGTAATTGCTTTTGGCTCTGATGGCTTGGGCGCTTCATCTGATACGCAGGGCGATGGCACACAAGACCCCATGCTGATTAGATTCTCTAGTCAGGAAAACCCAATAGACTGGTATCCAACAGATACAAACACCGCTGGTGATTTGAGGATCGATACAGGATCAAGGATTGTTCAGGCTGTTGAGACACGCCAACAAATCGCTGTATTTACAGATACCGCTGTGTACGCCATGCAGTTTATTGGTCCACCTTTTACCTTTGGTATAAATTTAGTTTCGTCAAACATAACTATCGCAAGTCCAAAAGCAGCCATCGCTGTAAACGATATTGTTTATTGGATGGGCAATGCAGAATTCTACAGCTATGCGGGTGCGGTTCAAAGAATACCATGCACTGTTCGTGATTACGTCTTTGATGACTTCAATACCAGCCAGATAGAAAAGGTTGTAGCGGGTTCAAACGTATCGTTTGCAGAGGTTTGGTGGTTCTATCCATCTGCGGATTCAGAAGAAAACGATAGGTATGTAGTCTACAACTACCAAGAAAACATTTGGTATATCGGCACACTATCAAGAACAGCTTGGCTAGATCGTGGAATTAGTAGCTTGCCAGTTGCTACGGGCAATGATGGGTATTTGTACAATCATGAAACAGGTGCAAAAGCTGACGGTCAAGCAATGACTGCCTACATAGAATCTGGGGATATGGGTATTTCTGACGGCAACAACTTCAGCTTTATAAGCCGTGTCATACCTGACTTAAACTTTAGAGAAACTAACGTAAACGATACCACGGTAAACTTTGTATTGAATGCAAAAAATGCCCCAGGTCAGGTCAATCAACAGACTGACACAAACACAGTTACAAAGACATCTAATGTTCCAGTTGACCAATACACGAACCAGTATCAGACTAGGTTGAGAGGTAGAAGTTTTACCTTCAAGGTAGAATCAACCGATGCAGATGTGCTATGGAGACTTGGAATCCCAAGGATAGACATAAGGCAGGACGGTAGAAGATGAGTATAGCACCAGTACCATATTTTCCTGTGCCACCTGTACAGTATTCGCCACAGTACATGGCAGAGGTCACGAGGGCGTTTGCTACTTTTGCGCTGCAGATGACAAACCCTGCCATAGCAAAACCTGTGCTTATAGAGATTCCAACGTCTGCTCAGTCTGGTGACGAGGTGGGGACCGTTTACGAGACCGAAGGCGTACTGAGAATAAAATCCGCTACATCCGCTGACAATACTGTTGGCATACCATTACCAAGTTATACGGTGGCTACGTTGCCAACTGTGGAGACAGGCACACTAATATACGTTTCTGATGGGGCTGCTGGCAGTCCTGTTGTTGCGTTTGGTGACGGGTCCAACTGGCTGCGTGTCGATACTAGAGCCGCCGTTTCTACTTAGGAGATCACTATGGCACACACGATTATAGACAACTACAAGGTTTTCCCCAGACTGATGATGTTGGTTGTAACTATACTGACCTATCAAAGCGTCCACTGGTATATGTCTTTGCCTGATCCAACCAATGGGCAGGCTGGTCTTGTATCTGTCTGCATGGGCGCACTCACTGGCTGCTTCGGCATCTGGATGAACAAAGAAGCTAAGACAGATCGCGGAGTAGTATAATGCCACTCGTTATTCAGTCAGGACAACCAGTTTCACAGGGTGTTTATACGGCACCAACCTCTCCGAAACCGCCAGAGCCAAAGGAAAAGAAGGGTGGTATCTTTAATAGTGGGTACATCAGTTTCAAAGATATGTTTGATGGCGGTGGCCCAGGCCGTAGTGGTGCTAGATTTTCTAGCGCAGATACAGGTGCATACGACACTAACAAAGACAACTACATATCTGAAGCCGAATACGCTGCAGCATCAAGCAGTCCAAATTTCTCACAGACTCAAGGCGGTATAGCAGCCTTATCAAACTTTATTGGAGCCAGACCTCGTGGTTCATATGGACGTGAACGCGCTCTTGGCCCAAGCGGAACCAACATTGGCACATCAGGTATTGCAAATTACATTGCTGGCGGCGGAATGTTTGGACCTATGCTTGGTGGTGGACCTACTAGATTTCAGCAAGCATACCCAGAAATGGATCAAGGCAAGATGTTCACCATCCAAAACTTGATAGCTTCTGGAATGACACCAGAACAGGCTGCGGCATATGTCGGAGCTAACAATACTGGAGGCTCTATCATAAAGCCTATGCTCAAACCAACAGTAGGTATGAACATGGGCGGCTTGATGGCATTACGTGACTACAACATGGGTATGCAGATGGGCATGGGGCAGTCGGTATGATACAGGCACTGATAGGACCACTGACTGAACTAGCGGGTGGATGGCTCAAAGGCAAGGCTGATGCGCAAGCTGCCGCTGCAAATCTGAAGCTTGTAGAGGCAGAAGCGAAAGCGACCATAATGAAGTCCGCCGCTACATCGGAAGCGGAGTGGGAAAAGATCATGGCGCAAGGCACCATGAACTCGTGGAAAGACGAGTATCTGGTCTTACTTTTCAGTATTCCGCTAATCCTCTGTTTTACAGGAGATTGGGGGCGCACCACGGTAGCAGAAGGCTTCGCTGCTTTGGAGACAATGCCAGAGTGGTATCAATATACGTTGGGTGTAATCGTAGCTAGTAGCTTTGCCGTGCGGTCAGCAACTAAATTCTTTGGGGGTAAGAAATGAGTTTTAAGTTAAGCAGACGTAGCCTAGATCGTCTTGAGGGTATCGACGATAGACTACAAGAAGTTGTGAAGATGGCTATCACGCTCACGAAGACCGACTTCGGGGTGGTGCAAGGAATGAGAACCATCGAACAGCAGAAGGAGTTGGTTGCCAAAGGTGCCAGTAAAACGATGAAGTCGAAGCACCTTGAGGGTAAGGCTTTTGACATTATGGCCTTTGTAAATGGCAGAGCTAGTTGGGAATTGAATTTGTATGATGATCTAGCCGATGCAATCAAGGAAGCTGCTATACATCTAGGCGTACCGATTTGTTGGGGTGCGGCATGGGGTACTGCTGATATGCCATATCCTATGGACATTCGTAAGTGGGATGGCACAATGGAAGAAGCAATGAATGCCTACATAGACTTGCGTCGATCTCAAGGACGTAGACCGTTTATCGACGGACCACACTTTGAATTGATAGGTTAGTCGAATGATGGTAAAGTGCAATTGAACTAATTGAGAGGTCTCAATGTTACCGTTTCTTTTTAGCTTAGGACTGCCCGCTCTTGCTCCAAGTATAGGACTTGGTGGACTCTCTGGTGCCGCTCTTGCTGGCATGGGTGCTGGCCTTGGCTCTTTTCTTGAAACAGGTGACGTTGGTAAAGGCATAAAAACTGGTATGCTGTCTTTCTTGGGTGGCAAACTTCTAGGTGGCTTAGGCGGTGGTGTAGCGGGCTTAAAGGATACAGCGGCTGGCAATGCAGTGCTGTCAGGAAAAGCTCAGGCGGCTATGAGTCAAGGTGCATTCCAAGAGGCAGTCAAAGCTGCTGGGACTAAGGTTCCATTCTCAGGAATACTTGGTGAAAACGTGGGTTCTGCCATTCTGCAACCTGGGATTATGACTGCAGCAGGTCTAAGTTCTGCTGTAAGTGCAGCGCAGCAAGAGCCAGAAAAGGGAAAAGATGGTGAAAGATTTGAACCACCTCTACCAACATCGCTAAAAAGACAGGTAACTATAGGTGATCCTCTCGAAGGTTCTGGTGAGCAAACTTACTTTGACTACACGTATAGTCCAGACCCTACGCTTGAATATCCATATATAGATTACGGTACTTTGCAGGAGAAAAACCGCGAGGTTAAAGGAATGTATTTGGGTGGTATTGCAAGTGTAGGTGGAGGCCACCCTATGTTTATGGGTTTAGGAAGAGGTATAAGCAGCGCTCTTTCTCAATCTCAAGGTCCAAAAATACAAGCGTTTGTGCAAAAAGTTGAGAACGATGCACGATCAGAGTTTGGCGATGACTTATTTCAAGCACCTCAAGTAGCCACTCAAATTCCTACTCAAATGCCTATGAATCGTTTACAGCCAGCGATACCTACGGAACCTATGAATGCACTTGAGCAAGCGCAGCAAGCTAGAAATAGTAGTGTTCTCTCAGGACTTTACAATTCTGGCAAAGGAGCTGGGTTGGTCAACGCGGAAGCTATACCAGTTAATGCAATGGCTCGCCCCGCGAATATGTTCCAGAGTGCATTGGGCATGGCTGAAGGTGGTGAAGTGGAATCCATGAATGAGAAAGATATCATTCTAGAATCCATCAAAGCCATAAAGGGAATGAAGGAAGACGCAGAAGCTCAAGAGATTTTGGGTGTATTCCTAGCGACATATGGTGAAGAAGCTCTTCGTGATCTAGTAAGCTCTGTTCAGTCTGGTGAGTTTGATGAAACTGTTGAGCGCTTTGAAAACGGTGAGAATGGAATCGTTCGTGGGCCTGGGGATGGTTCTGGAAGTGATGACAAAGTTCCTGCAACCTTAGATAATCAACAGGATGTCCTGTTGACGGAAGGCGAGTATGTCTTCCGCGAACCAACTACTGATGCGCTTACCAAGGCGTATGGTGGTGGCTTTTTAGATAAGATCAATGAAGCTGAAGGAGATGCACCAGAGGTGCTGAGAAAAATGGTGGGTTAATTGAGAGTAAGTGCTGTTCCGAAGGAGGCGGTCAAGTACATATGGAAGGACGTTGAAAGGGTACTAGAGAAAAGTGTTGCTACGGCTGAAACAAAGATTCAGTTGATAGATGTTCTGAAAGGAATTCTGGACGACACTTATGTTCTTTGGGTAGTATTTGAGGAAGACGAGGTTGTTGCAGCATTTACTACTAGAATAATTGAGTATCCGCAGCGAAGAAGTATGGCACTTGATTGGGTAGGTGGAAGTAGAATGAAAGAATGGTTGGATATCGGTATGGAAAAGGTTATCGAATTTGCCTCTCTTAATAACTGCGAACACCTAGAAGGCTATGGTCGTAAGGCTTGGGGGAGGGCTTTAAATAAATATGGGTTCTACCCAGAGTATATTGCGTTTCGCATGGAGATAGAAAATGGGTAAAGGCAGTTCAACGCCAACACAGCAGGTAGTGCAATCAACAGGTCTGCCTGATTACGTTGACCCGTATTTTAAGCGGCTCCTCAAGGGTGCTGAAGAGGCCACGATGCCCTTCGATCCAGAAACTGGAGAGTCAACCTATACCCCATATACAGGTGAAAGACTTACTCGAAGCGCAAATTATGGGGATATCACTGGTGCCAGACAAGATATTCGTGACATAGCGGGTGCTGGCCTTACTGGTATGAATGAAGCTCTTGCTGCTCAGAGGCTTGGCATGTCTGGAATAGCGGGCCTTGCAATGGCACCGCCTAGCTTTACCGCATCTAATTTTTCTGCAACAGGTGTTGATCCTTACTCTGGCTTTATTGCTGGAACTGCTGATCCATATTCTAAATTTACGGCAGGTACTGCAGACCCATTTAGTGAATTCCAACAGGCAGACTTTAACAAAGCTCAGGGTCAAGCGTATGACTTTGGTCCCGCCCGTCAGTTCACAGGACAAGAAGTCGCTGACTACATGGACCCATACATGCAGAACGTGGTTGATCTGCAGAAACGTGAAGCAATTAAAGACTTTGCTCAACAGCAAGCGGGTAGAGATGCATCAGCAGTTCAAGCGGGTGCGTTTGGTGGTTCTCGTCAAGCCGTTGCTCAAGGTATGGCAGAGCAAAACTTACAGCAAAGACTTGGTGACATTCAGCAGGTAGGTAGCCAAGCAGCCTTTGACCGTGCGATGCAGATGTTTGAGTCTGACCGTGAAGCACAAATGGATGTTGAAGGTCGCCGTGCGGCAGAATTAGCCAGAGTTCAGGGTATTGACGTTGGCGAAACAGGACGCACACAGACGGGTGCCGCAGCAGAGATGGCACGAACACAGGCTGCAAGAGCGGCTGAACTTGCACGGACCCAAGGCATTGGTCTTGATGAGGCGGCACGAGTTCAAGCGGCAGAGGCGGCAGAGCTTGCTAGAACACAGGGCATCGGGCTTGATGAGGCCGCTCGTATACAGGCGGGTCAAGCTGCTGAGTTAGGTCGCACACAAGGTATCGATGTTGGTGAGGCGGCTCGTATTCAGGCAGCAAATGCGGCAGAGCAAGCTAGAATTCAAGCCGCTCTAGAGGCACAAAGGTACGGTACTGCAGGTCTATATGGCGACTTAATGGGCGCAGGTCGCGGTCTTGTTGGCTTAGGTGAGCTAGAGCGTGGCACTGATATACAAGGTGCGCAGCTTCTAGAAACATTAGGACGTGATATTCGTGGGGAAGATCAGGCTAGACTTGATCTTGCATATCAAGACTTCTTGCGTCAGCAAGACTATCCGATCAGTCAGTACGAGAGATACGCAGGTATCTTGAGTGGTGTGCCGACTGGTTCTTTGGATCGCACAACTCAGCAGTATGCAAGCTACAATCCAATCCAACAGGCTCTTGGTGCAGGAATCTCTGCACTTGGTTTATACAGGGGACTAGGCGGAGGTTACGGAGCTTAACATGAATATCATAGAGCAGACAGAAGCACTCAAAGACCTTCCCGATCAAAGATTAATGCAAGAGATGCAGGCACCCACAGGGTTTGCACCTCAATTTCTTGTTCTTAGTGAGCTTAAACGCCGCAAAAGAATGCGTGATGAGTATCAGCGTCAGCAATCTGCTGACATGAAGACGGTTGCCGAAGAGACTATTACTGCAGCAGGTTTACCACAGGGTGGCATCATGCAAATGTCACGGGCAATGAACCCAAATAGTTCAATTGCACAAAACACTGGAATGGACCAGGCACCTCAAATGCAGCCCACTAGAATGGCTGATGGTGGTGTGGTTCGCATGTTCGATGGTGGTGTTTCTGGCGGCACTATGTCTGCTATTGCAAACCTTAAAGCAAATTATCCTGATGTATACAGGTCGGCAGTTGAGCAGGGCATTGTTGAAGAAATAGCAGGGTACATGCAAAATGTTGCTCAAGATGTGCCGTATGGCCTTGATGCTTTTGAAGATCCACGTAGCTTTGATTTTCTGAAAAGCATGTTTACTGACCCATCTAATCGTGTCGTAACTGAGAAACAGCGTGAAATAGAAGAAAGCCAACCAGAAAGAGCATTACAGGCAAGGATTGATTCTAGGAATGCACTAAGTAGGTATGGCGACAATGATCCTGTATTTGCAGAAGGTTCTGTGGCTGAATACCTAAGAGTTACACCAGAAGGTGGGTTCCCTAGAGCCAGTGAAGTGTATGATATTTCAGGAACTATGGTTTCTCCAGATGTTGAAGACTATATTCCACAAATTAGTGGTGAGCAGAGCTTTGTTTTGCAGAGGCCAAAAGGCGCTATGCTTAACCAACCCTCTACAAAGGGTGGTGATAAACCTGCTGCTATAAACGAACCCTCTACAAATGCATCTACATTTACTCAACTGATTGATGTTCGTGACCCAGTACCACCATACGGTGGTTTGTATTCAGAGCGTGACCGTTTAATGGCTGCGCAAGATGCATTTACTCAGGGTATTGGTTCTCTTGGTGGTCCGCTTACACAGGATGAAGCTTATGCAGCAGCGGCTCGTCAGAGAATAGAGTCACCTATAAGTACTCAAGTTGAGCAGCCAATGCTTGTTGATCAGATGGCAACAGCAAGCATCGAAGACGAATCCCCAATGATCGCAGAGCTTGCTCGCCAAGCTGAAATCAAGCGCATGATGGAGATCAACGAAATTCCAGAGCCTTCTCCAGAAGCTGGCCCTATATCTTCTGCCTTAGTTGACCTTGGTGAGGCGGGAATTGAAGGTCTTGGAAGTTCTTTTGAAGCAGGTGTTGATGCTCTTCAGTCCTTGACAGAAGGCGGAGATGGGATGCCAGAGCCTACCCCTGCATCCGCACTGCCAGAAGGGTTTGCACTTGGTGATGGGACAACAGCAGAAGGTGCCTCGTCCTTTGGTGAGTTACTGAAATCATCTACTGACAAAGATGACACATCTACAAACCCTGCGGGAAATAAAACCACTGGCGGGCAGAAGGCTAGTGCAACCTCATCTCTTGGTGGCATCGAAGGTCGTATTGCAAAGATGCTTGAAGATAAAGAGAAGAGCGTTCAGAGCGATAAGTGGATGGCGCTTGCTCAGGCGGGTATGGCCCTTATGTCATCAAAGGAGCCAACGCTTGCGGGTGCTATAGGTGAAGCAGGTCTTGTTGGTGTGGGTGCCTTGAAGAAAGGTAAAGCTCAGTATGAGAAAGATGTTCTTGATCTTCTAACTCTACAGCAACGTATAGATGAGCAGAGAGCACGGGCTTCTAGTAAGTCTGGGGGTCTAACCGCAAGCAATATGATTAGCCTGATGGATGATCTTCGTAGTTATAAAGGCGACATCCAAGATAGAATTGATGCCCTTAATGATCCTACAAACTTAATGAGTGAAGAAGTGAAGGCCGCGCAGCTTCAAAGACTTCAGGCAGAATTGATGCGTACTGATATCGAGCTTGGCACTTATCGTAACGCTCTTAGTGGCGGGGGATCAAACAGAACTCCGATTGACGTAAGAGGTGGATCACAAACTCAGAGTGGTGTAGGATACAGCTTAGGCACAGCTAAACAATAAGGAGATGACTCTTGGGCGTTTTTCAACAAGTAGGTCAGTTCTCTGGTAATCCATATTCTTTCACTATCGCAGGTGATGCACCGACTGAGCAGGAAGCTGCTCGTATCTCGCAGATATTAGATCAGCAAGAGTCACCTTATCGTCAGCAATATGAGTCTATGTATGGCGGTATAGCTGCTCTGCCTCAAGCCGCAGAAGAAGAGGGGCCAGACACTTCTTTTGGTAGTGCGTTTACTTCAGCGTTAGATGCTCCTCTTGAAAACTTCGCTACTACAGCGAGACTTACTGGTTACGAGGGTCTTGCTAACTTCCTTAGTGATGCTGTTGAAACACCAGAGAATTATGAAAATGCCTCTGAGAAATTCATCAATGAGGGTGGATTTGGTTTCAGACTTGGATACGCACCAAGAGCTTTGGTCGAGCAAGCTGGCCAGTTCGCGGGTTCATTGTTGTCTAGAGGCGCGGGTGCAGTAATAGGTGGTGCTGTAACCCTTGGTAACCCTGCAGGTGTTTTGGCGGGAGCTATAACTGGCCCCGCTTTGTTTGAGGCAGTTCAGCTTGTTGGTCCGATTGCAGAAGAACGCGCAAGAAACAACGGCAGAGACACACCAAACAGAGATGATTGGTTGGGTGCTATAGGTAGCTCAAGTGCATCTGGTGCATTAAACGCAATCGCCCCAGGAATGGCTGGCACTTTAAGAAAACTTGTTGTTGAAGGTGGGACTGAAACGCTTCAGTCAGTAATTCAACAGACTGGTGAGACCGCAGGTACAGACAAGGGTCTTGATATCAGCTTGAAGCAAGCGGTTGGTGAGGGTGTCCTAGCGGGTGGTACTGTTGCCGCTATCTCTGGCCCCATAGACCTTGTTAAGGGCAAGCCTAAGCCTGAAGCTGACGTGCAGCTTGATGAAGATATTCTAGAAGAAGCTCAGGTAACCAGAGAAAGATTGGGGTATGCATCTACTATAAGCCAAGAAATCACAGCAGATGCAGAGGCTAAAGCAGAAGCGGCCATACAATCTGAGACACCTCAAGAAACATCGCAAGAACCTGCAACATTTTCTGAGGTTACAACAGAAGAAGAGTTTGCCGAAAAGACATTTAACAAGGCGCAATATGATCGCGTACTTCAGCAAATCAAAGCTGATATTGCACGAGAGAAAGCATTGAGTGTCACTGGCATACAGCAGGGCGTAAAGAAAGATATACCTGAGACAAAGGTCAGTCAGGTTCGTGACATCATGGCAGAGCTAGAGACACGAGGATACTTGCAATCTGAGCCGCAACCCGCTGCAGTTCGTGATCGTGCTACAGGTGTTCGATATACACCCGCTCCTCAATACGCAGCCACACAGAACATCGTGCCTCAATTGAAGACACCAGATGTCGCTTATCGTCGCCAAATCGATATCGCCAATGAAGCGATAGAGAAAAACAACCGCATTATGGAAGACTTAAAACTTGATTTGGATTCCGTCCGTCAGTTTGGTCGAGACTTGCAGGGTAAGCGTACCAGTGAGGATGCTATTAACTACGAGATCACAAGACTTAGTGAGCGCAATAAGCAGTACAATGGGGTTGTCAACGAAGCACAGCAGGGGCTGCAGCGCCTTGGTCGTTTGCCGTATGTGCCTCGTGTAACACCTGAATTCAACAGATCACAGAAGATCGAACGCAAGGTTGCAGCAGCCAAGGCTCGTAGTGTTGCGGATCAAGTGAAAGAAAAAGTTCAATCGAACAAACCTGTATTCACACCTGCCCTGACTGAGAAACAGGACAAGGTATTCAAGTCTATCCGTGGTCGCCTTGATGGCTATGGACTAAAAGATGTTCGCCTCAGTGCAGAGCAGATTGTCGATGGTGGTGAAGGTACATATAACCCAACCAACCGCATGATCAGTTTGTCTATGGGTCTATATGATCCAAAGCTATCAGAGACAGAACTGTTTGATCGTGTGGGTGAGGTTCTTGATCACGAGACAGTTCATGCCCTGAAAGAGATGAACGTCATCAAGCCTGATGAATGGAAGGCACTGACCAATGCAGCGGCTAAGGTTAAGTACACCAAGGTAAAGGGCGGCGAAAAGCAACAGCGCAAATACACATATCTAGACAGAGCCAAGCGTTTGTATGGCGATATGGATGCAGAAATCCAGTCTGAAGAAGCCGTTGCGGAGATGTTCCGTGATTACAATTCAGGAAGATTAGACTTAAAAGGAAAGCCCCAGGGGCTGTTCACGAAGATTAAAAATTTCTTCAAGTCTATCATTGGCGGCGCTACAGATAACGGCTTCACAGATGTTCAATCAATCTTTGATGAGATAGTTGTGGGCAACATTGGTCAACGCGAACGTGGCGTTGCGGCACAGCAGCAGACGGAACCCGCAGCACGTCAATCAAGACTGGCTGCTACAGAAGAAGAGATAGCTCCTGAAAAGGACATCAGAATGCCGTTGAATGTAGCGGCACCCAACGATCAAATACGTGCTGAAATTCAGCGCATGACAAACCAAAACCGTCCGCTGGTTAAGAGATTGATCAAGCGTATCGATGAAAGATTTGGAACCAAGTCAGGTGATAACGCAAAGGACTTATCAAAGGTAACACAGAAGGCTCGTCGTCCTTCTATCCTAGCAAACAAGCCTTGGCATGATGTGTCTCACATCCGTGATAGCTATCGCTTCAAGACAGTAATCGATGACTTCCGTGCAGTACCTGCAATCTTTGATGAGCTTCTAGCTGACGGAATATCTCTGGTTAAGATCGACACAGGCAAGCTATTCCGCCCCAAGGAATGGGGATGGCGCATCATTGCATTTGATCTTCGCATGCCAAATGGACAGCTTGTAGAATGGTATCTACCTCTGAAGGAATTAGAGGTTGAGAAGAAAGCTCGTGGTCACCTGATCTTTGAAGAGTGGCGCAACAAGACACAGGAAGAGTTGTCAGCGCAGCGTGATGCTTACTTTGAGGCAATCGCTCGTAGTTACAGGAACTATGACGAAGCGTTCCAAGCTGCACTAGACCGTATGAACACTACTCGTCAGGATGCAGAGGCATCTTGGAGAAGCGCGGAAAGTTCACTGCTTGATGCTGCGCGAAATGCACGTAGATCATCAGGCGTTGGTATCTCTTCAGCAGGTACAGCAGAAGAAGGCATTATAGCACCCTCTGAGGTACGCACTGATGTGGAACCATCAGCTTTAAATATTAGTGCGCGAGAGGAGCCATCCTCTATTAGTGCAAAAGGTTCTGCCATCTTATCTACCTCCGATGACTATGTTACAGATGTGCCAGTCGAAGAACAAGTTAAGTTTTCAAGACTGCCTCGCACGTCCAATGTATCAGGTTTGCAGGACTTTATCAGAAATAATCCTGAAGGTTTCACAATTGATCCTGTCACTATGGAACCTGCATCTGGCGGGTTCGTTGTTGCACCTCTCAAGGAAGCCGAAATAATTGTCGGAGAGACCTTGCCAGAAGAAGTACTATTAGGCTATATAGAGGATAATAAGGATATTTCTGCCGCTGTCAATAAGCCAGTTTACCTTGGTGGGTGGTTCGATAGTGACTCTCAGCAATACTTCTTAGACAACACTCTTATACTGCCGACTGCAGAAGAAGCATTGTATATCGCTGAGGCTGCAGACCAACTGGCTATCTTTGACCTGAACAATTTTGAGGAGATCAGGACTAATGAAGGAATCAGACAACTCCAAGAAAGTGGTGCTTACAGAGGTGACACCGCAATCGGATACCAAAGAAACCTTGCAGAAGTTGGTCGCCGCTTTGCGGAAGCAAGGGATAACCGTAACGCCCGCCAAAGAGAACAGCTTACTGGAGGAGTAGAGGGCTTTAGGCAATCACGTCTAACCCTACCTCTAACACCTGAGCAACGTGCCGCAAGTATTCTGGATTATCTAGACCCAGATACTGGTCAGCCTAAGTTCAAGAGCAAGCAAGGATCAGAAACCCTTGTAAGTTTTGCCAACAAGCTGCTTGAGCTTCGAGGCACTCGTCCATACGACATCGTCAACTCAGAGCAAGACCGTGAAGAAGTCGCTCGCATCATGGCTGCTGAGGCAGAAGCTGCGCTTCTATCTAGCAGTGATGCCATTGGTTGGTACGATGCTAAGTTAAAATTAGCAAAACAGATTTTGTTCCCCGTGTATCCAGAGGTTTCTCCTCTGCGTCCAGATGGTACAGAGAACTCATTGTATGACCCTGCATCTGAGCATGCGTTTGATTACGCAACAGCCGTCACCTCAAACGGTTTGTCAGTAATCGATAACTACCTGCTGGCATCTCGCCAGTATGACGCATGGAAGAACAGCCAAGACGGAAGGTTCCCATTGTCTTCCTCTGGCAAGCAGGGTCAGTCCATGATCAAGGCATGGGAATTCTGGAACGCACTCACTGATCTTGGATATGACTCAAACCAGATCAACGAACTCCTTACAATGCAGATGCGTAAAGGTGACCTTGCTGCCTTAATGACAGATGTCTTTGGTGTCGAGCGTGTCAAAGATTTACCGTTCAAGATCGATGGTAAAGAGTTGGCTGACGAGATTGTAGGTGTTGCTTATGTGATTGGCCCAAAGATTGGTAACGGTTTCTATCAGAACCTACGCGGTAACTTTAACCCACTTACAATGGACCGTTGGTGGATGCGCTTTGTCAACCGCATCACTGGTAATCCTATCGTCAACTATCGTGACGAGCTTGTGCAAGAAAACAAGGACAAGCTATGGGAGCTTATCTCCAACCCAAGCCGTTTGACAGATACTGACAAGCAGCTCCTGGTGGATACATTGGAATCTCTTGATATCAATACTATTGAGAAAAGTGATATTGAACTTATTGCTCCACAAGTACAGAAAATCTGGGACAAGAACTTCTACAACAAGGCATTCAATGACAAGCTAGATGAGCTTGCTGATCAGTATGACTTCGTCGTTACATCTGGCGGCACTATCACTGGTCGTGATGCTGCCAAGGTTAAGAAACTAGCACAGGACGCACGTCCTAAATCTACAGACTTGGCACTATCTGCTAAGAACCTAGCGGGTAAGCTGAAGACAGCGCTACAAGAAGACCCACGCAATGCTCGTGAGCGTTCAGCTATGAGAGCAGCAGCTAACCGTGCAAGAGAGATACTTCGTCAGAGCAATCAGATCGGTGCCGATTTAACTAACGCAGACTTCCAAGCTCTTATGTGGTACGCAGAGAAGCGCATCTTTGAGGCTGGTGGTGTTCGTAAAGGTCGTGGTGATGATAACGACTACGCTGATGGCGCGATTGCCATCCTCAAAAACAAAGGTGTAAGCGATGACAAAATCAAAGCCACACTCCCCGATTCAGAGCGAGGACGGATCAGTGGTGTCAAATCTCAGCTCGACAGAGATTCTGAAATTGGCAGAGAGGTTGATGCGATACAACGAGGCCCAGAAGAAGGGAACTTCTTCGCCCCAAGAGAGTTAACTCTTCTCGATGGGTCGATGGCACCTCAGTCACAACTGACTACAGATCAGCTACAGCAAACAGAAGCTGACCTATCAGGTGTAGAAGTCGATCCAGAGTTACCGCCTCAAAGGTTCTCTCGCATGGTTCCCGCACAGGCACTTGTACCTGTACGTGCGCCCGTCAACATGGCAGATGGATCACCCAATCCTGTCTATGGTTACTTCAGAGATGATAGCACAGGGCGGCTTCGTCCTATTGTTCTACCCAAGGGATCACACAAGACATACGAGAGTGGCGTTGAGGTAGGACAAGGATTGTTCCACATTCAGCAGCGCAACCATGACAAAGAGCTTGTACTGAATTCAAAGTATAAGCGTGTAGAGAATGCCATCTTTGATCTTCTTCGTCGCTGGCAGGATCAGGGATACGATGACGGTGAGTCAGTTATATCCTATCCAAGTCAGGGTGGCATCGTCCTTGAGTGGCGGAATAACATGGCGTTCAAAGCGCCACCTATGCGTCTTGTTCTGCAGTCAGGTCGTGAGCTACCAAATGCACCTGCCAAGGATGTGTTCTATGTCAAGACATTCTTCCCGATACTAGAGAAGAAGGCACGTAAGACAGCACCTGTTCGTGCATCTCGCATGTTTAGTGCGTTGCCAGAGCAGATTGAAACCAAGAAGTCTTCATTAACTTATGCCAGAACATCAGACGTATTGGCGAAAGGTCTTGGGTTCTTTGTTCCAAAAGAAAAGGCTCAGACTGCAGCGGACGGAATAATCCGTAGGTTCCAAGACAACATGCTGCCAGTTGGTCGCATGATCCAAGAGCTTCAGGAAAAGAATGCTACTATCACAGATGCATTTGATCCGTACCTACAGGAAGAATTGTATCATGGTCGTGTCGGTGCAGAGATTGAGAGCCGTGAGAAAACAATTTACAAAGATGCCGTTGACGCAGTTAAGGGTGTTAACATTGCTCAGGGTAAGATCGATCAACTGAAAGCTCTTTCTGACAGAGCATCAGAGACTGGTGATGGCTTCGTTAAGAAAGCTCTTGATAGTTATCCAAGCAAGAAACTGGCAGTGGTTGATGCTGTGCTCTACGCAACCCACGCAAAAGAGCGTAACGCTTTCATCAGACAAAGAGACCCAGACAATGTTTCTGGTTCTGGTATGTCGGATACAGAAGCTGATGCAATCCTAGCATGGGTAGCAACATTAGATGCACCAAGCATAGCAGCCTTGCAGCGAGTTCAGCAGAGTGTACGCAGTATTGTTGGCAATACAAACACAACGAGAGCAGACTACGGCCTGATACCAGAAGACTTACGCACTGATACTAACTTCAATTCCTACGTGCCTCTGCGTGGCAAAGTAGATTTGTTAGAAGATGAGATGGACTTCACTCGTCCCGCAGGCGGTGCTCCGTTTGGTGTACGAGGAAGAGAAGATCGTCGTGCGCTGGGCCGCTTCGATTATGCCACAGATATTCTGGCAACTGTAATCAATCAGAACCAGAACTCTGTTGTTCGTGGTGAACGCAACAAGGTCGGCCAAGCATTCATTGGATTGCTTCGAGCAAACCCAGACAAGACCCGTGGGTATGGTCGCATCCTAGATCGTATGCCAACACGCCGTGTATTGGACTCATCAGGCAAGGTAAGAGAAATACCTGATATGATGGCAGGACAAGACCCTAACATCTTCGTTGCGAAAGAAGATGGCAAGGATGTCTTTGTTGAATTAAACGATGTTCGTTTAGCAAATGCATTGAAAGGCACAGATGGCACAGGAGCAAGCTCCCTTTCTGGGATTAACCGCGCACTTGGAAAGCTGAACAGATACCTGTCTAACATCAACACCTCTTACAACCCAGAATTCTTCATCACCAACATCGTCCGCGATATTCAGACCGCAGGTATAAACGTGCAGCAGTTTGACGCTGATGGCATGGTGAAGAGTATTGCCAAGGATTACGGTAAAGCGTTTGGAGGCATTAAGAGAGCCATAAGAAATGGCGACAAGGATAGTGAGTGGGCAAAGATATACGCCGAATTCGTCCGTGATGGTGGTCAGAACTCTGCCAACCCTATGAACAGTGTCGCTGATCAGATGGCAAACATCAGTAATCTGCTAGGTGATATTGCTGAAGACGGTGTGCGCGGCAAGTTCAACAAGATGAAGAACAGCTTTGCAGGTGAGAAGACAAAGTCACTTCTCAAGTTCCTAGAGGATTACAACACCGTGGCTGAGAACGCTGTACGTGTTGCTGTATACAAGGGACTCAAGGACAAGGGGTTCTCGAACGAGAGAGCAGCACAGGCCGCACGTAATGTGACTGTAAACTTTGGTAAGGGCGGCGAGTACAAGACTCTGATGAACTCGTGGTACTTGTTCTACAACGCGTCTATCCAAGGTTCATTTGCACTTTTCAATGCGTTCTTGAAATCACCAAAGGTTCGCAAGTTATGGGGCGCATTGATAATATCAGGCATCATGCAAGATGTTATTAACTCTGCACTGTCTGAAGAGGATGATGATGAGATTAAGGTCTATGATAAGATACCTGATTACATCCTTGAGCATAACCTGATCCTACCCACATTCGGGATAGGTGAGAGATCGTACCTTGCTATACCAATGCCGTATGGCTTGAACATGGCTGTTAATGCGGGTCGTGCATTTAGCCGTACACTACGTGGCGAATACTCTGCATCAGAGGGTGCCAACTCAATCATCATGACAGCAGTGGACGCTCTTAACCCAATCGGTGGCACTGAGAACATGGCGAACTTTGTTGCACCAACTGTGGCTGATCCATTCATTGAGATCATGCGCAATGAAAACTATGCGGGAGTGCCAATATATAAGCAGCAGTATTCTGGGGACCAATCGCCTGATAGTCAACGCTACTTTAACAGCGTAAGCCCGTCAGCACGTTGGGTTACTGAAAACTTGAACTCTTTGACAGGCGGCACTAGCGAGATGTCTGGCTTCATTGATTGGAACCCAGAGATCATGGACTACTGGTTCGAATATCTTACTGGCGGTATTGGGCGGTTCGTACAAAGAACAGGTGAGCTTCCCGCTCGTATCTACACAGATGGCTTCAATGAAGACCTGACCCGCGAGATACCTTTCGTTCGCAAGGCAATCGGTAGCGTATCAGAGCGTGAGAATATCGGGTTGTTTGTGGAGAAACGTGATCGCATCCTGAACGTAGGTTCGGAGATTAAGGCGGCACAGGAAGCGGGTGATCGTAATCGTCTGATCAGAGCGCGAGACAAGTACTCTGAAGAGATTGCCCTACTGCCACGCGTCAAGGCTATCAATAACGCTATCAAGAAAATATCGCGGCAGCAAAACGCCATCCGCGATAATGTAAATCTTCCTGATAGTCAGCGCCAGTTGTTGTTGGAACGCTTAGATAAGCAGAAGCAAATGCTCTACGCTCGTGGCAACATGATCATGAAAGACTATCGATAAAGTTCAATTGAACATTACGAACCTGTTCGTTGGTATCAAGCCTATGGCTTCAATGTCGGATGGATCGTTGCGGCGATTCCATCCCTCACCACTGAACTCAACGTCGCACTTCATATCAAGGTTGCAGTAACCAGTTCTGTCTGACCACTGAACCACGAATAAGCAAGGTACGTCACACACGTTCTTCAGGTTCTGTGCCATAAGTAACTTGGTTAGTGATATGAAGCATGTTGGATACTTATCATACGGCACATTCCTATGCCGCATCTCAACGAATGCCTGTATCTTCTTACCTCGCAATGCAACATAGTCAAACTGTGCATACTTCATCTGACGCTGCATCTTGCACTTCCACTTTTCCTCTAGAAGAAGCGCAAGTTGTCTTTCGTTTTCTGCGTCAGCTTGGTTCTCGTAGGTTGGTTTCATGTTTGCTATCTATCCACTCTAATATCTCTGAATACTTCCAACGCTTAACACGCTCACTAAAGACAATCTCTTTAGGGAAGCTCTGGTCTTCTTTTATAATCTTACGCATAGACTTGGGATGCATTGACATCATTTCTGCCACCCCATGAATGTCCATTAGCTTTTCTTCCATTGCCGAAAGTCCTCTCGTAGTGTTTCAAACTTGTTTCGGGCATCAGGATTACTTCTAAACTCTGACCGCGATTCGATGCCACAGTACTTGCGAACAGCAGCAACGGCTGCGTTCTCTATTTTAAATGGATCGATATCCCCTATCAATCCACAGTCATGCAGGTACTCACCAAACTCTTGGTTACGGCACAGTAAACCCGCTGATGCTATCAGCCGCTCGACGCGCTGAAACTCTTCTCGTGTCTCTGGTTGATCGTCATCAGTCAATCTAACCATAGCCACCATGTATCTTGTTCCCACCCAATCAGTGTGTAGTTCTGGGGGGCAGTCATTTGGGTGTACGTTGAGGCGTAGTATGATGCCGTTCCTGTCCTGAGACATGGATACCTTAACGGCCTCGAACCCCATTGCTGCATCTCTAATGTTACTCATCTATACTTCTCCCAGTTCTTGGAAGCCCATTCCTTTGGATCAACTCCCTCTAAATCCCACCATGTGCGTTCATCACCAAAGCGATGTAGTTCCATGTGACATTCGTGACACAGAGGTACAGCCCAGTTATCTCCCGACCTGATGCCTACACCACGTTCCCCAACATGCTGTAGGTGGTGCGCCTCTGCGCCACGTCTGCACACTAAGCAGGGTGACCCCCGCAAAGTATTCAGATACTTCTCATCCCGAATGTTCTTATGTTTCGGAATGAGCATGAGATTATGATTTCACCATCTCTGCATCGATCTCACCTTCCAGTTGCCATAGTTTGCAAATCGCATCAAAAAGATCGTAGTTTTCTTCACTAACAGTTACTGTAAGCTCACCTTCATGATCATGCATTCTTGTTATATGGTGAAAGTATTCATAACCATCGTACATACTGGCGAGGTAAGAATACACTTTTATCAGGCGTTGCAGTCTCCAAGTCTCAACTGCATTTGAAAAAGAAAATGTAACTACACCTGTGGTAGTAGTAGAATTTTCTTTTGTTTCTATCTGCATAATACTTCTCCTTTAATATCTTACGCCAGACCGCACTTCTTTTCGTCCCAGTCTTCCATATAGAAACCATCCTTTGGAAGTGATGCCTGTTTCATTTCGGCACCCTTTTTGAATTTGTGCCAAGACAACATGATGTATTTCATCCTAGTTATCGTGGTGAACTTGTCCGACCTCATGTCATTTCTTATCAGCTTGTTCCTTGTGAAGACGACAGGATCGTATTCATAATTATTCTGACCATCGCGCCATGTTCTTATGAATTCATTGGCTTCCTGCTCGTAGCCAGTTTGGGTTCCAATATAATGCATAGCTGCAAGAATATTGTCAGACTTATGGAATGATCCAATAGAATAAGACACACTTTCTGCCAAGTTTGGATGCTTGTCTAGAATTGCATCAAGCTCATTGACTGTCCAACCATGATCCTTTGGGTCTCTCTTGGCTATCAGGGCAAGCATCTTTGTAGATGCAGCAAGTCTATTGTAGTTGACGTGCCCATGAATTTTTAATTGATCCCCAAAGGTTCTCTTCTTTCCGCTATCAATTGTAAGCATGGTTTCTTCTGGGAGGTTCTCAACAAGTATTGTCCAGAACGGTTCTCCAGATTTCTCACATGCCATCAATCTTTGTTGACCATCCAAAAGAATACCTGTGTTTGATACACAAATTGAGTGACCGTTAAAGACAAAATTCCTAGCTGCCATATCCCTTGCATAAAGGGACACGACTTTAGGTGATGCTTTCCTGTTTCTTGTATTGATATCCAAAAGCTCTTTGGCTTTGGTTGGTGTCATCAAATACTTTTCTACAGTTACCTTATCAAGTTGATGTTGTTTCATAGCTTTCTCCACTCGCTTGAAAATTAAAACGGTATTTCGTCATCCATCTGATTGGATGCGTTCTGATTGCTTTGGTTGTACTGATACCCTGAACCGCCGCTCTCTTTGCGCTCTCTCAACAAGTCGCTGCGCAACGACAGAAATGGCTTGCCATTCTTCGACACTTTTCTCCAACCCACTAGGTTGGCCTTCGGGTTCTGCACCCCTTCTTGTAGTTGGTTCCATAGGTCAGTCACCGTTGCATGATCCATTTCAATGTTGCCAGTATAGTCTGGCTGACGTTCATTCTGCTTTCGATCATTCTGAAACAGAATTCCTGATGCGGGATATTGTTGCGACATTACTTCTTCTCCTTCGCAAGTTCTTGTTTCTTAGTTGAGATCGCTGCCCCAACTGATTCATAGGCTGTGGAAGCCTCTTCTTTTGCGCGTTCAAACAATGGTTTGTTTGCCGCGTAAAACTTATTCAAAGTCTCAGTGCTCTTGATAGTATTGACCCAAGCTACAGCTACATCTGCCCAAACATCCCAATTGTATACAGCACGAGGCACACGATCTTCTTTCTTGTAGGCACCTGCGTTTATCATGTATCCAAGCGGTCCGCCTGAAGCTTCCTCTTCTTTTTGTTCAATTGAACTTTTTTCTGAGGCGTCCTGTGGGGACGGTACAGGCGCGTTTGCTTTCTTTGTGGGGGTAGGGTTGGGTTTTTTATTTACCTCTTCCTGCCGCACCTCTCCGTCGCTCTGAGGGATATCCTCACCTGCATAGATGTAGTGACCCAGTCCGTGCATGGCGATAGCCTTCGCAAGGCAGCGCATTCTAGCGTCACTGATCTGTCGTGACGTTGGTCCAGAGATAGCGTTGTTTCTGTTATCCATAACAGGCAACCACATCATGTGGTCCTGATCTTCTACGGTTACAGTGACACGCACTTCAACGGTGCTATCTGGGTAAATGATATCATCGTGAACTTCATACGATGCATTAGGGTATTTAGATTTAACCTCACCCCAAGCCCAAGCCCAAGACAGATAACTTAATCCCATCTTCTCTTGCTTCTTATCATTCACGTTAATTGAGGATAGTGTTTTCCATACTGACATTACTTTCTCCATCCAGTAAATTGTTCACAAAACTCTGCTACTCCGCAGTAGTTTCCTTCGCATCGGGTCTTCTCGCCCTTTCTGTGTTCGATCTCTAGCTTTCTATCGCTACCATCGACATGCTCCTGAGCTTTCTCCAGACTGTCCCAGAGTTTCAAAGCCCTCTTCTTCCCTACTTCCTTAACAGCGTATTGATCTGGCTTTGCCCACTGATCTTCTGGTGAGCAGCGAGGGAATTGATCGTAGAGATCGTAGTCCATCTGTGCTTCTTGATGGGCATCGACGCGCTCGTAGATATAATCCTCACGGTCCTCTTTGCTCCACAAGGGAAGCTCAACAACCACCACTGGTGCCTGTGGATACTCAGGATCGAACTGAGCCTTTCGTCTTTGCCAGTCTCTGAGGATAGCGCAGATGCGTATCTTGCTCACTGTCTTCCCACGATTAGAACCGTTGTCAGAGTTTTCAACAAGCCAAGCATAGCAGTTTTGCTGACGCTCCCATTCCTTCTTGCCAAGAATTACTGACCAAGCTGACGTAACCTTGTAGTCCGTTATCTGCACGGTGCCATCAGGAAGAACCTCTTGGTGGTCAAGCGCACCAGAAAGAACCCAGTTAGCCACGGTTGCATAAAGGCGTTCCTCTACCTGCACATGCTCTGGGTCATCGGCACTTTCAAGAATGTGATGGACTGCCGTACCAAACAGAGGCCAGATCATATCAGTGACATCTGTCTCTGCATCTTTGGCATATAAGTCTTTCATCAGGCGCACTCGTGGTGCGTCGATCAATGTTGTTACACTGATGTCTGCCTTGCCTTTCGTGTACTTATCGTCACGAGCAAAGTTCAAGAACGCATCAGGTAAGTCGTACTTGTTTGTGATTTTCATTGTTTTCTCCACTGGTCTGTAGTTAAATCACACATGGAATACAAAGTCAAATAGGAATATTTAGGGGAAGATATGAGTAATTTTGACGTTACATTTACGGTATATGGTGAACCCGCATCGAAAGCAAACTCACGCAAGATGGTAGTGATCAAGGGGCGACCCGCCCTGATCAAGTCAGCCAAAGCGAGAGCCTACGTTACGATGTTCGAAAGCCAATGCCCTGTCATGGAAGTGCCAACGACTGATGATGTTGTCGTTGAGATGATGATACACTACGCCTCACGCCGCCCTGATTTGGATGAGAGCTTGATACTGGATTGCATGCAGGGACGCATCTACAAAAACGACAGGCAGGTGAAGCAGAAGTTTATCTATTGGGGGTTGGACAAGGAAGAGCCGCGTTCGATCATTCGTGTCCGCTCATGTGATGTAAAAAATATTCCAGACTATCTTTCATCCGATACCGTTATTCTATCGGAAGACGTTCGGTAGACGATATTACATATCGGTAGACTAAGTATATATATTATATATTAGGCGGGAAAAAATTGGCAAGTTGACTGCTCGTATCTGTTTCTTCTATGATGTCGGGATAGAGTAGGAGATAGCCGTGCAGATCGAACAACAAGTTCGTGGCGAGGCGTACAGATTAGGGCAAGGTCAACACAAGATCAAATGTCCAAGCTGTTCCCCAAGCCGCAAAAACAAAACCGACAGAACGCTCTCTCTAAAAATTGAACAAGACAAAATACTGTTTCAGTGTTGGCACTGCAATCAGCAGGGGATTGTTCCGTTGGTAGAGCGAGTAGAAAAAATAAACAAAGTGGAAACAATGTCCGTAGCAAAAAAAATAGACAAGACCTCACTTACTGAGGCGGCACTGGCGTGGCTGAAGAGCCGTGGCATAAGTGCAGAAACAGCAGAGAAAGCAAACCTTCAGTCATCCGTCACATGGTTCCAATCGGTGGGACATGAGACACCAAGCATCTTATTCCCATATCAAAATCATGAGGGTCAAGAGTACGCGCAGAAGATACGATCAATCGATAGCAAAGCGTTCATCTGCAATGGCGCACCCCAGACTTTCTTCAACCTAAAGAACGTGCAACGTGACGATGATCTCATCATTTGCGAGGGAGAAATGGATGCGCTTGCATTCATGGAGACAGGTTACGAAAGCGTTGTATCAATACCAAATGGGGCGGTCATAAAGGTTGTCGATGGTAACATCGATCCGAAAGAAGATAATAAATTCAAGTTCTTATGGGCAGCAAAGAATAAGATCGATGCCGCTCGTCGTATCATCATCGCTATGGATGCAGACCCTGCGGGTCAAGCAACAGCGGAAGAGATCGCTCGTCGTATCGGAAAGGATCGATGCTTCAAGGTTGAGTATCCAGAGGGGTGCAAGGATTGCAATGATGTACTCCTGAAACTGGGAAAGGATGGTGTTGATGATGTAGTGGTGGGCGCAAAGCCGTGGCCTGTCGCAGGGCTTTACGATGCCTCACATTTCTATGACCAGATCGATGACATCTATGAGAGGGGCATGGGCCGTGGCGAAAGCACTGGTTACGAGAACGTGGATGATTTATACACTGTTGTCACTGGTCAGCTTACCGTTGTCACTGGGCATCCATCATCTGGTAAGTCAGAATTCATTGACCAGATCATGGTGAACATGGCGCAAGAGAAGGGGTGGAAGTTTGCCATCTGTTCTTTCGAGAATGAACCTCGTTTGCACATTGCCAAGTTGATCAGCAAGTATATCCGTAAACCATTCTTTGAAGGTGCAATGGATCGGATAACGCCAGACGAGCTGACGCGGGGTAAGGAATTTGTTCAATCGCACTTTTCTTTCTTGTACCAAGCTGATGGTTCCATGTCTTCAGTCGATAGCATCATCGAAAGATTGAAGGTTGCGGTCATGCGGCACGGTGTCAGAGGTGCCATCATTGACCCATACAATTACATTCAGAAGGGCCGTGATGTCAGCGAGACTGACTGGGTATCTGATGTACTAACACGGCTCCGCGTGTTCGCTCAGGCGCATGGCATTCACCTCTGGTTTGTCGCCCACCCAACAAAGATGATGCGTGACCAGACAGGCAAGGTTCCCGCCCCTAAAGGCTATGACATCTCAGGCAGTGCTGCTTGGTTTGCGAAAGCTGATGTTGGCTTGACAGTTCACAGACCTGACCCATCTCACTCACGCGTATCAGAGATACACATATGGAAGTGTCGTTTCTCGTGGGTTGGGAAGCAAGGGGATACAGAGCTTGAGTTTGACGTTCCTACATCTACATACAGGAAATACATACCAGACCCCATACTTGATGCGCCAACACCATACTCAGAAGTGGATATAGATTTTGACAGTATCTTCCCATAACAAGTTCTTGATTGTTAGGCAGGGAGAAAATGGACCCACTGTACATGTCTTTGTCGATGGCAAAGAGGTTGCAGTCATTGATCTTAACTCTAGACAAACACTGCGACTAATAGGCAACTTAGCAGATAACATGTTTGAATCGGTTTGACGTATGCAGAACTGCATGCTAGGTCTTGTGTCAGGATATTGTTCACAGCCCTACATGTAGGGTGACATCCTCTCCACTCTATACTGGGCCACCTTCGGGTGGTCCTTTTTTATAAAAAAGACAGGGAGAGCAACATGTAGTGTGGTGACTGCTCTATCCCTGTCAGTTGAACATTAGTGCGCGAGGCAAACATGGGCGAAATGTAAACGCACTAATGCATGGGTGATCCTTTTATTATATCATCTTCACTGAGATTTTCTATGGCCTCATTTATAACGACAGCCATAACTGGGAAATCGTCATGCATGTTGTAGGCCATAAGAATGTTTATGATTAAGTCACACATTTGAATCCGACATGCAGTCGGTGGCAAAGAGGAAATAACCTTTGATATTTGCTCGTGTGTTAACTCTTTTACATCCATTAGAAATCCACCAACTCTTTAGTTACAGTATCCTTGATGCGTCTTGTAATCAAGCTCTCACATTTAGAGAACTCAGTTTGGATAGCAGTCACTGGATCGCCAGAGGTTTCGTATTTCATAACCCAAGCGTTGTCGAACTCAGCCTCTTTGTTCTTGACCTTGAGTGCTACAACTGAGAACGCGCGGATGCCTATGTCATTGAGGCGATCTAGCTTCCTCTCTTGAGCATCCATGATGAAGCGCATGCCATCACCCGCCTTGACGTTGTCGATGCCCTGATCGTAAACGCGCTTACCCCAAGTAACAGGGATGCCAACCTCATAGTTCACGCGCCATACGTTAGGCAATCTCTCGCAGTACATTGAGCCAGTAGTATACGGCGTGACTTCCCAACTGATAGATGGGAACGCATCGTTCAAAGAGGATACACCATTTATCTTGGTGGCTTCCTTGGCTCTTTCGATAACAGTTTGCAGTGGTGGCACAGCTTTTCGTATCGCACGTAGTTCATGTATTCTCTTCAGTAGATGAGAGCCATATCGTTGAGCATGGCCTACGTCCTCATCTGGTAGGCTCCTGAATAACTTTGGTGCAGTGTCGTAATCAAATGCTTTCCACCCATATTGCGATGGACTTAAAGCGATGTCCTTTTTGTTGTCGTTTGAGAATTCATAAGCCTCAAAATACTTTTCAATCGCATTTGATAGGTGACGTATCGCGTGATAATTATTGATATCTGGATTGTTGCTTTTCATCTTTCCACTCCTTTTGTTCTATTGAACTTTTATATGTTAACACCCTGATCTCGTAGCTCAGAGATGTATTCCTTTAGCGCAAGTCGCGCCCTCCAAAGATCGTGTTGCACATTGGGATGATAGTTCTTTCTGTTGGCCTCATCCTCATGCTTGCTGACCTCACCCTTCAGAAATCTGATGGTTGCTTTCTGTTCTTCATTCATTGGTTGGCCTCAGCATTGGTCTAATTGATTGGGACATGATACCTGTTTCTAGGCACCACATGTTCACGTCACCATCTGCATAGAAGTATTGGTCCATATCTTCGTTGTCGCGGATGGCTATCTGACAAGCCTCGTGGCTTGGCAGTATCAGGTAGGTCTGGATGTCCCTGCCTTTGATTGTGTACTCTATGTAGAGAGTAAAGAAATACTCTATCACAAAAAACCTCTTCTTTTTCTAGCCTCTTCTAATGTCTCCCCATATCTAGGGCGACCCGATTTTCCTTTCGCGTTCGCTTGACCTTTTTTTGGATCACGAAACATGGGGTTAACTTTATGATTTTCACTACGCACTAGGTCACCCCAACACTGTGCGTATGCTTGCTCGTATGGTATCCCTAATTGTAGTAGGGCTTTCAGTTCCTGTATGTTCATTGACGCTCCCTCAAAATGGTGGCTCTTCATCTCCACTTGGTTTCCATACGATATCGTACTGGAACATGGCTAAAAGAAAACCCCGCAGATCGCAGGGCCAAGCATCTTTAATCATTGTACACGCCAAGTTTGCGCATCCAGTTCTTAGCCATCATGTAGTTAGATAGCCTCAACATCTTGGCTATCTTTGTGTAGCTTGGACCATGAACTCTCTTAGCATGTATCAAGTATGCACGAGCGACATCGTCCATGTGCTTACGAACATTCATGTCATCACGCAGTTGTATTTCAGGGCGGCGAGCCGTAGCCCTGCCCTGATCCGCATCCACTGACACGTCTTGTCCATTGATGATTATCTTTATCTCCATCTCTCACTCCTATGTTTCTAGATATGTTGTCTGACCAAACGGTGCGGGGTTGGCGTTAGCCCATGATGAAATCCATAGCACTGGGTAGTGCGGTTCATCTGGGTAATCGTTGATGCCCAAGTCAGTAAACACGACCATGTTATCCACGTTCAACTCGTTATCCTCAACGTATCTGAACGCAGGTGATACCAACGTGCAACCTCGACCACCGACCTCAATCTTATCGACCTCGTCACCCTGTTCGTAACGGCGCACCGTCTGAACCTCAGCATCAAAGGTGATCACTGTGATCGACTGTGGTTTGATGTCTTGGCTGATCGCATTCAGTTCACCAAGGAAGAACGACATCTCACGGTTCGATACAGACCCGCTGCTATCACACAGGACAACAACGTCACCCGCACCCATCTTCAAGATCGATGGGGCCACGATACCGTTCGTGTGATACATCTTGCGCTGAGGTTTGCGCATGCTGTAATCATCTGGCTGATCGCCACCGATAAACCTACGCATCACGTCACGCCAATCGACTTGGCTGCGCTTCATCTGTTCGATCAACTGCTTGATCTTGGCAGGTAGGTTGCCCACTGCCTTGGCACCAGTAGCAGCCATCATGACCTTGCTATCGATGTCAGCTTCCATCTGCTGTTGTTCCGCAGGGGATAGTGCATTGCCGTTGCCATCAGTTGCATCGACAACCTCACCGACACCCGATGCCTGACCGTAGCGTTCCTTGGCATCCTCTGGCAGTCTGTCATAGATAGCCTCAGCCATCAGGCCGCTGTACTGTGGATCATGCAGACCGCCCTCTGGCAGGGTGAACCCCGCCTCAATCAGGATGTCGTTGATCGCAAAGTCACAGGCGATATTCCAAAGCTCTGGGTCACGCTCACCACGGCGCAGAGGGTGCTTGAATGTGACGTGGCAGACCTCGTGCGCCATGACACCGACAGTCTCTTCCTGATCAATCGTGTCAACGAATTCTGAATTCCACTTGATGAACTTGCCATCAGTACACATTGTGCTGACAGTCGGATCAGGCTCAACGCGCAGGGACAGGGCAATGGACCCAAAGAATGGGTGCTTCACCACAAGCCGCGTAATCGAACGCGACACTTTCATTTGTGCATCCATCAGGATATCTCCTCTATCACTTTCTCAATTGTATTTTCTTTGTTGAACACAGCCTTAAAGACTTGGTTCAGTGTGATCTCAACGTCCAAGTAAATGTCACGCCCACAACTCTCGTTGATACAGGTCAGGGCAGACCACTCTAAGTGGCCCACCTTGAATAGGGTATGACAATATGGACATGTAAATACATGCATATCTCTCTCCAAAAAAGTTCAATAGAACAAAAAACATGGATAGTTGAAGGCCATCAACTATCCGCGTAAGTTATTGTTTTTAAAGGATCAGGTTCTTACCTGTCTTTATGATCCAATCGCGGATCGCTTGAGACTGCTTCAAGTCCTTGGTGCGATTGATCGCATCCTTAACGACGAAAGCAGCGAACTCTTGCTGAGGCAGACGCTCAAGGTAATTGATCACGTTGCCCACGTTCTTCTCGTTCACGCGGGAAGCAATGGCAGCACAGATCGCGTACAGTACAGCGGGATCGCTTGGAACATCAGCACTCGCAGGGTTTGCGATTAGCTTGTCGATGTCTGGCACACTGTTGTACATCTTCAGGAACCCAGTGAAATCAGCAGTCGCAGCGCGACCAACCTGACCCGCGATAGCTTCCAGTTGGTTCACTGGATCAAGACCCCATGACATGATCGAACCAACGCGCTCCCATGAACGAGGCGATGGGCATGCGTTCGCATCACGATCAAACTTGTGCAACCACTCAGGGCGGAACCGCAAGAACGCACAGATGCGCTCGTCGATACGCTTGCTGTAGTAGTAGGCGATGGTGTCTTCCAGATCGGCCTCAATCTCCAAGAACATCAGGCGATCCTTCAGGTGCGAGGGCATGTTGTTTGTACCCGCACGGTCAGACATGCGGTTACCCGCCGCAACGATCACCCAACCCTGTGGCAGATGGTGCGGACCAACACGGCGTTCGTTGACGATCTGAGCCGCGATGTTCTGGTTGGCAACTGGTGCCTGTGGAAGCTCGTCGAGGAACAGGATGCCCTCACCCTCAGTCGGCATCCAGTCAGGACGCATGCGGACCATTGTCTCACCATCAGGTGATGGGACAGGCCAACCGCCAAGCTCACCCGCATCGTACTGTGCCAATGACAGTATCTCGCAGCCGATACCTCGACGATCCGCGATATCCTTGACCGTAGTGGTCTTACCTATACCCGCGCCAGACACGAGGTATGGCACAACGTATTGGGCATCGCGTCCCTGCTTCAGGTTAAAGGCAAAGTCGATAGCTGCCTCAGTGATTGATTGCGCTTGTGATAGCTTCATGATTGATCTCCACTCTCTCTATAATTGATCACAAATTTTAGGTTCTCTATCCGCACTGAGGCATCCTCAATGTGGACCTTGTCAGACTTCAGATAGTGACGTTGATAGTTCATCACCGCCCTGTCGTGTTTGTCTCGTGCCTTGGCAAGCTCATCCTTGAGCCTGTCCATGCTGTAGTCGGCGTACTGTTGGATCAGTCGCTCGTTCGATTGTTTGATGTATTCTTCAAGGTCAGTTTGCATATCAGTCCTCTGTTTCTGAAAGATCAGGGCATGTGCCATCCTCACAGGCTTGGCACCAATCTTCCCCGATCAATTGCTTTGGATCACTGTATACTTCAAGCACCGTACCATCGATGCCACCGACCAAAGCCATCGCTTCTTTCAGGCCAAGCTGTTCGGCCTCATCAATCGTTGTCGCTTCCACCGTCACATGACGTATCGTCTGGACTTTCACTCCCACCATGTAAATCATCCACTGGCTCCTTCTGGTAAATGGGTTCGCCGTTGGATATCTTGCGAACCAGTTCATCGAATTCATTTTGGGTGAAGCCCCCAAAGATAGAGGCTTGGCTGTTCTTACTCATCACAACCCCCAGTTACTTGCGCAGATCGGGCCAATGCCCATCTCAATCGACACAGGGTCAGTCAACTCACGTCCGCAGCATGAGCAGCGTCCAGTGACCTTACCGTGCTGCACTGCCTCACCCCTTGGGTCAGACGCTACCCGCACTACAGCGTCCGCTGTGGCTGTATGACAGGTGCCTACAGGCATGAACTTACCTTCCATGATCTTGCCCTGATAGTCAGGACCACGCTTGACGTACACGGCACCGCCATTACGCCCATTCATAGGGGCCAACGAGAATGCCAACTCAGCCGCGCGGAAGACAGGCTTCTTGACCTTGGCTGTTTCGAGCAAGGTCTTGATCCGCGAGACATCGACATCCCGCGTCAATGTTTCACGGCGTTCAGCTTTGTTCTTGATCTTGGTGATCGTGCGCTCCGCTGCGTCCCATTGCTTCTCCGACAGATCACCCTTGGTGACGTACTGGACAATCAGGGAAGCCGCAAAGTTATTCCATGTGCGCATCCCGCCAAGCTCTTGTAAGATTTCTTCACGTTCCATCATACTCTCCCAAGTTCACGAATAAATGCATCGCCATTGTGATACTGTTCGACCAGTTCGAACTCCTCACCCTTTGCCTGTAAGGCATTGAGGAAGAGGGGCATGTCGCAGTCTTCTTCAAGGTACAGTGTCGGCACGTACTTGTCAGTGACCTGAGCGTAGCTGAAACGGCTGACCTGAGACATGTGCAGCCCCGCGTTGAGCAGATCACGGTACGGCACTTCTAGCCAACCATGACCCGCGTCAGTGTGATATGTGTATTTAGTCATTGTTCATCCTTTCCCCATATTAAAACTTTCCCGATAACCTTTGACCGTATGCTTTTGTCCCCAAGGATTTCTTTGACGAAATATTCCTCAAGGTCTTCAAAGGTTTCGAATTCATACCGCGAGTAAAACTTGCCCCGCGCTTCTATCTGATCGGTTTTGATATACATTCTTCACTCCATAAAAAGTTCAAATGAACTTTGTGCAGCAGCCCATCTCAGGGCTACCAACAAAATTCACCATGCGAGCATGAAAATCAGCAGCCCTACAGTGAAGGCCGTGAAGGCGATCCCAGAAACAAACGCTTCTAGGATCAAGAGAAAGCGGTCACGCTTATTCATGACGCAATACCAAGCTCGTCGAGCATCGCCACAACGGCAGCATCGACAGTGTCGTTCTCGTTTTCTGCCTCAGCGGCAGCGGCCTTAGCAGCCTCAGTGTCACGGTACGCTTTCCGCGCAGCCATCAACTCACGCATCGCGTTCTGGAACTCGTCCAGTTCGTCATCATCAAGGCCATCCTTGAAGACATCGCCCTGCACCTGCTTGCCGTTCTCATCCTTCTTGGTAGAGAACTTGCCGACAACTTGCTCTGCGAGGCGTTGAGCTTTTGACTTGTCGCTCTCACCCTTGACCGCCTTGGCAAGTTTGTTCTCGCTATCGATCTCCATCGCAGCAAGGTCACGCACAATGGCATCGCCAGTGTACTGGCTTGGGATGTCACCGATCTTTTCTTTGATCAGGCGCACGGCACCCACAGAATTCTCGACGTACCGCTTGACGGTGGCCTCTTTCAGACCCGCCTCTTCAAGCAGCGCAGCGCGTAGCTTCTTAGACACGGCACGAGGTAGGTTGCCCTTGACCAGTTTGACGTGGGCGATTGAGGCGATCACCTCGCCATAGGCACCCATCTTCTCAGCGTTAGCCGCCTCGTTGTTGGTGCGGTTCTGACCCTTGAGGTCAGCAATGTTTTGCTCCGCTTTGTAAACAACATTGATCGAAGCATCTGAAACAATAAAATCTTTAGCAGTCATCTGTTCATCCTTTTCTGGCTGACTGTTATTGGGAAAGTGTGGCCCGATAAGGCCACAGTGAAGGGGCTTACGCAGCGCGTTGGATGTCGAGGGTGTTTTTGATTTCACGGCCTAGCTCTTTGACCTTCATTGCCATTGCACTAACGTGGAAGATGTCGTCTTCATTAAATGCGCCATGCAAATTCTCGTCGTGCAAGAAATCGTCAGTGCGGTAGCGGTACGCATCGCCGTTTGGATCGACATACTCATATGTCCACTGGAAAGCAGTGTCGCTATCAGAGCGAATGATTAGGACGTGATCGCCGCCATCACCAGAACAGGTGATTTCGATGGTGATGCCAACGCGGGTGATTGAGCGGAATACAGTTTTGATAGAAGCCATGATTTATCTCCTCTCATGGTGGGGGTGGAACTAACATCACCGCCCCTTGGGGCGGCAAACTTAGTTTCACGCAGCGATTGGTTGGTGGTAGCCAGTGACATCATTGACCACATTCAGGTAGACATCTAGGTAGTCATCGTCGGTTAGCGTGTAGCATTCCTTGATGTATTTACGGATGCTAGAGCGCATTGCGATGCGATAGCTTTCCGCCTCATATGCATTGACCTTGGCAAAGCGGCGGGCCATTCCATAGTAGGCGACTGCGTTTTTATAATGGCACATAACTGGTCTCCTTATGCGATTGCGTTTTTGATGGATACGATGAGTGCCGCTGCGTCCATTGCGACTGCGGCGTAATTGCCTTCTGAAATTGAAAGGCAGAACGATGCGAAAGCGTCCATTGCTGTAACGGCTGCATCCGCATCCTTGATTAAGAATAGACAGGATTTTCGATCATGTGGTCAAACACGTCCCACATGACATTGAGGCGGTTGCTGCCGATCTCAGCGGCATGCTTGGTGGCGAAGTGTGTCGCCTGTTGGTAGTAGCTCTCAGCCTCATAATCACGGCGTTCAGCCTTGCAACGAAGATGCATGCGATAAGCAGCGATAGCGTTGTTAAAGTGGATCATTGGAAACTCCTCTGAATGAAACCATGACAACGGCAACTAGATAGCTGCCGCTCTCGATTGTCTCACTCCAACCACCTCTGTCTTTCTCTACCCTGATCACTCTGGAAAACCTCAGCGGACATCACTTGTGGAAGGTGATGCTGACTGACAGCGTCAGGTCCGATACCAAGCCGCGTCTAACGACGACTAACTGAACATCAGTGGTGCGCCCCGTTTGGTGGGAAGCCCGATCTTTCTGGGGAAAGTTGATTGTCGGCGTGTTGCCCGATCAACCGTCCGCTAGGAACGAAGCTCTCTCTACTGCCCGTGCGAGGCTTTATGACAATTCCGCTGAGAGGTGGCGGCGTTCGGGGTTAGGGCGAGGGGGCAAAAAAGGCCGCGTCGGCCCGTCCGACACCCACTTATCTAAGGGGTGATCATTCCCTTGTCAACCCTTATGTTCCCTTATATTCCTCTATCATTGCACTAAACCCAATAAAACAAGGGATATCGTGACAAGAAAAAGTTTTGGGTGTACACTCTGGATTAGTTCAATTGCACTTTTCTGGGGATCGCTTGGCCCAGATTTCAGGTGCTGATTTGGGGGGTGATTCGCAAGAGGTCAAAACCACGAAAGCCAAGCGCAGCGTCGAGGTCAATATGACAAGTAATAGGAACACAGGTAACAAGGGTAAGCCCAAGCTCACAATAGTGGGTAATACAGGTAAGAAGACTACAGGCACCAGAAAGAAGAGTGCCACCAATACCAGAGGTCTCACAGACAAGCAGGAAGCATTCGCTCAGGCCATCTTTGAGGGGGCCAACTTTAGTGATGCGTATCGGCAGTCATATGATGCAGCAAACATGAGTAATGCAAGCATACACAATGAGGCTTGCCTGTTGGTCCAGAACCCCAAGGTGTCCATGAGATTAGAGCAGCTAAATGCTGAAAGGGAACAGCAGCGGCGCATGCAGAGCCTCTCGCGAGGTGACTTCGTTTTGAAACAGCTGACAGATGAGGCACTGAACCCTGACAATTCTGATGGGGCTAGGGTCCGCGCTCTGGAACTACTGGGCAAGAGTGTTGCACTGTTCACTGACAAAGTGGAAACAGAGGATAAGACTGAGCGGGACGCTGATGCGATCAAGGCAGAGCTACAGGCCAAGCTGGATCGCCTGTTGGGATAAAGTTCGATTGCACTTTTCCACCATGTGTTTCGGGTCGGGGTCGCCCATCTTAAATCCAAACGGAACGTGACCCCCACCTACCC